GATGGTATCCGCTGAATAATAGGAACCTGTTCCGCCACCGACAATATCCTTGGGATACAAACCTATTTCTTTATAGGTGTGATTTACTACAACCATAGGAATGTCCTTCAGGGTGAGGTGTGGTGTCACCATACGGAACAGGGATTTGATTTGCTTCGCTCGGCTCATGTCGGCTACCGACTTCTGATCCAGCGCATCTTCAACTTCCTTCTTGGAAGCAAGATTACCAATTGAGTCAATGACGATCATTACTCGCTCACCGCGCTCAATCTGAGTCAACTGTTGCATAATATCAAACTTCAATTGTTCAACATCAGTGACTGGAGTGTGAACAACACGCTCCATATCAATACCGAATGAAGTGAAATAGTTTTGTGGAGTACCAAACTCTGAGTCGTAGAAAAGTACAACAGCATCATCATACTTGTCTTGATATGCTTTTGCCATCAAGAGACTGAACGCAGTCTTGAAGTGCTTACTCGGACCAGCCCACATTGTGAGACCTGGAGTGAAACCGCCATCTAGATCACCAGAGAACGCAACATTCACGACAGGAATGCTGGTTTGGATCATATCCTTTGCTGCAAAGAACTTGGACTGCGCAAGAATTGCAGTGTCTTTAATTGTGGAATTCTTTTTAATTTTGTCAAGCAAACTCATGTTTATCTCCTATGAGAAAAAGTCATCTAACGAATTGGTCTTTTCACTCTTCCAATTAATACTATTCAAAACAATCTTTAATGGGTCAAGAAATGCTTTCTCGAATTGAGTATCATAATCTAAATATGGTCCCAAGTCAAACTCTTTTGGAATACTCGTGAGGAATGAAATAACACTACATTGAAGTGGGTTTGGTTCTTTTACATACAAGAACTTTATCTTCTCACCTTCTTTGATCTCTTGATATTTCTTTTCAAGATTCTTTGTGCGGATTGCATTATTAAAGATAAGTGCACCCTTAACGTGAATTGGTGTGCCTTTCGCATACACGCTGTTCTTATCTGAATATTCCTTAACACCATTCACTGATCTCGGGAATGCGATATCTTCAACAGGCAAGGATTTAAATTGTTTCCTAAAGTCTGCAATAAATGATATGAGTGTATCTTGATCTTTAGTTAAGATAACTTCAAATGCTTCTTTAATCTTTTCGCGGCAAGCATTTGGCGTTGAAGATTTCACTGCCTCAAGACCCATAATTTTCAACTTGGGCTTCTTGTACTCAACACCTTCGTTGTTATACACATTGATCAAATAGCGTTTCTTTGCAGTCCAGATTGCTTTGTCAGCCAAAGCCTCGCGCTTCATTTTCATTTTTTGCGCATAAGCATTCACATAATCTGAAAGATCTTTATAGGAATTATCAATATATGGTTGCAGTTTTTGTTCACAAAACTGATCCATTGCGCGCACAATTTTAATCTTTTCAACCTTTTCAATATTGGGTATTGACTTCTTGATCATGGGACCAAGGTTCAAATAGATCGAATCGGTATCTGAAGCGATAACATAGTCAGCATTTTCAGTCTTGAGAATCTTATTGATATATTCATTCAATCGATTTTCAATCCAACGAATAGACAACTGACCGCTTAACGTAATTGCTTCAGCAATACGAATATCGAAGAAACGGAAGTACTGATTGCCGATAGCACCGTAAGCGGAATTCAACGTAACCTTTTTAGCCAACTGAATATTGTTAAACTTTGCTATTTGTTTTTCGAGTTCACGTTTCTCAGATTCAGAGACAGACTTTTCCAAAAGTTTCTTGGCTTCAGTCGCTTTATTCTTATACATGGCGCGATCTTCATACATACGCTCCATGATTTCAGACAAGAAGCCTTGCTTACTTGTATCAAATAATTGACCATTAGGCGTCAACGTGACGTTCATTTTTCTTAAAACGTCAGTTGGAATCTTCTCCTCAAGCAAAGAATCCACGCTGACTTTATTACCATAAGTCGCCATAAACTTACGCATTTCATCTGTATAATCTTTCGGTTCAATAAGCATTTCAGGGGAAAGATTGTATTGCATGATCAAGTGCGGATATAGACTATTCAAGTCAAACGAAGCAACCCACTCGTGCATGCCGAGAATGGGATCTTTAACAAACGCACCAGCATATTGACTATCCTTTGCCGCATGTTTGCGCGGTGGAATAACCATGTGCTTGGCTTTCAGCGTATTATATGTGATTGTATCCCACATGCGGACTTGTGAGAACACATCATCATAATTCACTTTAGCATCATAAGCCAAAGTCATCGCAAGTTCAATGAGGCGAATCTTATCTTCAAGTTTCTGTACGAGTTCTACGTCACGAATGTTATACTCAATAAACTTTTGATAGTCAAGTCTATAGAGTTGATGTAGATTTTCGTATTCAGAATAGTCGAGTTTTCTTTCACCGAGTTCTACGCTGCAAATATGATCTAGTTTGTAGGATTCTTGGTTTGGATTGGCAGAATATTTGCGATAAAGTTCATAATAGTCAAGAACTGAAATGCCCATCAAATCGTAGCACACTTGAACTTTGCCACGAAAGTTGACTTCATCAGCAGTCACTTTACCCCATGGAGAAAGTTTAAGTGCCTTATCTTCACCAAACAAACGAGTAATGCGATTAACAAGATAAGGAAAATCGAAGAAGCGGACGTTCCAGCCACTGACAATGTCTGGGTAATACATCGTCCACTTGTCAATGAACTTATCAATAAGTTCAAACTCATCTTTACATTTAATGTATTCAGTATTCTCGAAGGTGTTATTGAACTCACCGCAACCAAACACATAGTTGCGACCATTCATTGCAAGAGTGATTGCAGTGACTTCTTCGTTCGCTTTGCTTGGTTCTGGAAATCCATTCTCAGAACCAACCTCAATATCAATATATGCGACGCATATCTGACCTATATCCCAGTCAATATCTTCGGGAAAAATGTCAGAAATGAACGCATACTCATAACGATTAGATCCATAAACCTCAAAATTATCAACGTCTTTGAATTCTTCAATAAAGTTTCGGGCTTCGCGAATAGACTTGAACACCTTTTCTTCAACGAACTCTTTATTGAGAGTTTGCCACTTCGAAGGTGTATTAGTCTTGACGTAAAATTTTGGGTGGTAGTGAACCTTCTTGCGGAATCGTTTACCGTCTTTAATTCCGCGAAACAACACATTGTCGCCGATAAGAGCGACATTAGTGTAGAATGCACTCATACAAGAAGTTGTTTTGGAGGAGTAACGATTCCACCGAACATTGAATTGTATGCATTCTTGACATCGTCAGATGCATCACCCATGACAACAACCTTATCTAAAGGAATCTGTTTGTTGCCATCCATAAGATTGCACCAAGGAACAAATCCAAAAGTGAAACCTTCTTGTGAAGGGCGAAGCATGATTGAAAGTGGATTTTTAAGTTCTACAAACTTATTACTTTCACTTTCAACTTCACCAATAACTTCTTCACCTGTAATCAACTTTAAAATTTTAACAGCCATTATATTCACCTTTTCTTTGCATTAAAATTACCGACCTCTAGTATCGCAGACTTATGGACTTCAACGTAGTCTTTTTTATCTGAGGACTTTGTTGCACGAATCTTTGGCTTTGCGTTTGTTTCGTTTGTTGCATTTGCTGCGATGAGTAATACAATTGCCAAAGGATCGAACACTAGCACAAGGAGTATTATAACCCATCGCACAGCAGAATCAAAATGATTTTCAGCATCTTTACCGTAAATAAGTTCTGCGATGTACTTTAATGGACCGATTTCAACTTCTTGTTTCTTTTGTTGTGAAACGAGTTTATTCTTTTCACCTTTTAGTTTGATAATCTCTTGATCAATTTCTGATCGTTTTAATTCAAGATCTTTTCTTTCAGAATCTAATCTTCGTTTCTCTTGTAATCCTTTAGTCACACTACCAAGTTCTATGTACTTAACTAATGTATTGTCGATATTTGTTATCTGTTTAACATACAAATCTTTAGTAAATTGTTTACTCTGTATGTTGTCATCGAGCGTTTGAATTTGTGCGACTAGATCGCTAGTATTTGACGTTGAACTTTCAATATGTGCTCGAGAAAGATAACCAAAAATACCCATTGAAGTAATCAGCATCAGTATCACAATTGCGCTCGACATATATGTGCGCATCAAGAGAGAGCAATTATCCCAATTACGATAGAGCCAGGAAACTGAAACTAGTTTGGCAACTTCAAGTGCAGCACCCATCATTAATATGGACCAGAATGCGCCACTGAATATTGCTGTGAGTCCAACAATAGAATAATAAGCCGCAACGCCTGACAGGAACAATGCGGTCAGTAAAACGATTATTTGCATTTAATCCGACCGTTGAGACAATTGGATTATTTATTCAATTACCCTAGCACTCTTGATTCCTTTCCATTTTCGAGCAATCTGCGCGTCTTTTGGGGAATTAGTTTTGTATTTGGCGAATAAATCTTTGTCTTTCATGTTTTGCGGCATACCATTTTTATAAAAAACGCCGCGATCCATGACCCAAGTGTCTTCACCAACCTTCAATAGCCAACCATTAAACTCTTTAATCTGAATTTCTTTACTGGTCAGAAGGTCTTTAAGTTCAGATAACGAATGCATTATTCAACATCGCTAACGTCGCGTGTCTCAATACCATTTCTTTTCATCTTATATGCGACATGATTTGCATGCGCGTCAATAAACATTTTTTTAATTCTACCATAGTCGTGATTGTTACCAACCCAACCATTTGTTTGCGCCATTGCAAACATTCTTTTGTATTGACGTGGAAGTTTAGAGTTAAAAAAATCACTACGATTAGCCATTTAGCGCACCTTTGTCTATTACCATTAAAATACTGTCATTTTTATTGTCTTTTTCTCGAAGATCATAAATTTTAATACATTCTCTCATACTTATTGGCACTAAAGATGAAAGTTCATAAAGCCAATTATATGCAGAAATGTCTTCGATACAAAGTATACCTTTTTTCGAGACTTTTGGCAAATAATTTTGTATAAAAAATTTCATGCTGTAAAATGTATGTGGACCATCATCAATAATTAAATCAAATTTACCATCTTCAAAAGAGTTTGACGTCTCCAAGCAATAGGCATCCTTTTGGAGTTGCGTAATACGTGGTTGATTTTCGATAGCACCGCAATAATTTACATCGATGCCAACAATTTGTGCGTTTGGAAAATAGTCTTGCCAAAGTAAATGAGATTCGCCATTCCATATACCAATCTCTAAAACATTTTTAGCAGATCTTATGCGTTCAAACAAATTTCCATAAGCATATTCAATGTAAGAATGGTTTCCATATGAATGCTTTGCAGGTGTTTTTTTAGTAGAAAATTTATCCGTTTCGTAT